ATCAGTAGCAAAGTTACTGATACCTGTTACATTTAAAATAGAACCAACAGATACTGATTGTGCAACATCAAGTCTTCCACTAACTGACACATCATTTTTAAACTCAGTCTTACCAGTAAGTGTTCCTGTGCCTGTTACCAGAAGAGTTCCACCAACAGATACATTTTCATTTACATCAAGCTGACCACTAACTGACACATCACCTTCTACAACAAGCTTCCCACCTACTGTAACATTACTGACAAAAGTTGCTACACCTGTCTGAGTTAGTGTGCCACCAAGAGATACATTACCTGCCACATTTAAGGCACCGCTTACAGAAGCATTTGCTTTTACAACTAGGCTGCCGCCAACATTAGCACTGCCAGCTACAGTAATAGAATTGACAGAGATATCACCACCAATATCAGCAGTTATACCTGTAAGATTAGAACCGTCTCCAAAGAAAGCAGAAGCACAGACCTTATCAGAAACATGTAAGCTGTTAGTAATTGTTGCTGTACCGTCTACACGTAAAGCAGTATCAACAACTACTTTATTTGTAGCTACTTTCAATGCAGTATTAGTACCATCACCAGTTTGAACAGCAACAATAGACGTACCAATGCCTTCGTTAGTAGTGCTACTATTAATGAGCAATAGCTGCTGATATGTTCCCGAAATTAATTTACCTGTTAAATCTGTCATATTAGTTGCCAATACTCATCTGTTGAATCCCAAGTGGTTGCTACTTGATCCCATGTTAAATTCCTGCCGCCTGTGTCAGGTCTAGGATTACGTATAGCAGGGTTGTCTCGAACATCAGGAATTTTATTCTGAGGATGGTTTTTTAAATCAAAGTTACCCTCAAAATCTGATGGACAAACAATAAGGCCATAGCTATTTTCTTGCATGAGCCTATGCGGATAAACCCATCCACATATATCACACATAGCTAGTGCATTTTTATTACTTGCCATTATAAATAACGAAGTCTAGGACGAATAAACAAGCTTGCTCGTTCACGATCTTCTTCCATTGCTCTGCCTAAAGTCTCTTCGTAATTAGTTTTTAACATGCTAATACGATCAGAGGGTACTCCTGCTCGTTTCATTGACATGTAGTAAGATAACCCTGCCGTAAGACAAGGGAAAAATCTTTTAGGTAGATCAGCGTTTTGTTCTGCGGATTTATTAATATCCTGTAGTTCGCTGATTACTTCTATCTTTAAAATGTCTGTGGAATTATCTGGAAGGGGCCAAACGGACATCACAGGATTATCTCTACTTCTACGAATAGAATACTGAGAGGGTCGTCCTGTCTGTGTTTTATTAGGTATCAATAAATACTCTTCTGATGTAATACGTGTCAACTGTAAATCAGTACTGTCTCTATTTAAAACTACTTCAAGTGCATCAATAGTATTAGAAGATAGATTATATACTCCAGTAGAAGCTGCTACCGTTACAGAAGAAACACTCGTACTCCATAACAGTATACCACGGTTTTGCCAATCCTTCAACATAATATTAATAGAACGACGAGCAGAAGCAGGTTCATGACCGAGAGTGCTTTCGCCTCCAATCATTTCCATTGCTTCTTGAATAACCTCGTCAATGTCAAGATTAAAATTATATGTACCTGATACAGCCATTATGTTTTCCTATATCTCTTAACCTTACGTGCAATACGTTTAGGTTGTTTGGAGTATTGCTTCCCCGCAGCAGTTGCTTTTTTCTTTGCTTTCGTGGTCGCAGCATATTCTTTTGACGACAGGGCTTTGATTGCTTTCTCTGGAAGATATCTCTCCCCTGTCTTGCTGCTTGGTTTCCCTGACTTTGTTTTCCATTTTTGCTTAGTCCACTTTGATAATTTATTAGTAGTTTTTTTCTTACCTTTATAACTTCCACCAGATTCTTTATAATACTTAACAGCAAGCTGCATAGCTCTGGCAGAATGCTTACCACCCATTTTAGCTTTAGCTCTGGCCTTTGCTCTAGCCCACTTAGCAGGGTTACGCTTGGTAGCTGTGCCAGTTTTCTTTTTTACTGCCATTGTGTGTTTTATTTCTTATGTACAGTTTGAACTTCAAAGCTTGCTTTTTTTGACGCACCCTTATGTGCAGCATAACCAGTACTAGGATTCTTCATAAGTTTAAATCCTTTACCAGCCTTCATCCAATGAAAACCTTTAGGAGCGTCTACTGCTTTTTTCATATCAACCTCTTCTTTTTATGCCACGTACAAGCTTCTGAGACTTAGGAGGACTTTTCTTAGAACCACTAGGTCCAGCCCAGAAAAGTTTATCTGCCCAGTAAGCTGCACTTGTTTTACCTCTGGCAATATTCTTACCATGTCTTGCTTTAAAAGATTTACGAGCTTCAGGAGAATAGTTATGTCCCATTTTCTGATCGCCAAATCTAATAATTTTAATACCGCCATTATTACTTACAGCAACAATACCTTTTTTAGTAGGATGGTCTGGTGTACGCTTCGGTTTGTTCAGACCGCTTAATCTATAGCGTTTAAGTTTTTTCTTATCAGAATCAGATAAAGCCATTATTTTTTCCTACAGTTAGTATTCTTATATTTTTCTACCATATAGTTACAAAACTCAATCCAGTACTCGTCCCAATTTTTATAATCTTTTTCTATGGGACGTTCTATATTCCAATTTATTCCTACTTCTTCAGGAAGACTATCAAAATTAGTTTCCGCGAGTTTCGACACCAAAGCCTCTTTGCGCTGCGCGTTTACGAGTAGATGCTTTTTTAGTCTTCTTCATAGTGGCTCCAACGCGACCACCTTTTTTAGCGCCACCTAGTGAGTCATAGATCATTTCTTCTTCAGTCATGTCGTAGTCACTAAGCCCACGTTTTCTTCTTTCTGCTGTGGCACGTTCTCCTGCTACCTTAATAGAATCAAAACCACGCTCTAGCATGTTCATATCTTTACGACGATTTTTTTCAGAAAGATTGTACATCTTATCAGCATCAGGCGAAGCAAAAGCTTCTGAATATTCATCAACATCTTTTTTAGATAGTGTACCACCGCCCGGAGGAGTAGTGCCCATCATATTGCCTCCAACAGTAGGCCGTCTAGGTGGTCTAAGTTTAGGTGTAGCATTAGCAGTAGAGCGTTTAGGCGGTCTAGGTTTAGGCGTAGAACTAGAAGCAGAACGTGTTATTGGAGCATCTGAACCACGAGGAGTATTTTTTAATAAATTCGCTACTTTAAGAACATCTGGGTTTTCAGCTCCTCTAGGGGGAGGAGTGTCTCCAATCATGTTACCGCTTCGAGGAGTATCTCCAATCATGTTACCACGTTGAGAAGTACCTCCAGCCAGTAAACCTTTTTTAGCTGAAGTTGGCGGAATATAAACATCAGGACTCTGTGCTAATGTACCTGCCTTCGCAGCCTTTTTAATTCCTTTTAATCTTTGCTGTCTATCAGCCCGAGGAACATTACTTACAAGTACACCTTCAGCATCGTCTCTTGCATTTCTAAGCCCTTTAGCATTTATATTCCCAAGAGATTTCATTGCCAAAGCTACACGTGAATTTGTTTTTTCACGAGAAGCCTTTTGTGCAGCTTTGGCTTTAATAATTCTAGGCGTATTAGGTTTGTTAGCAGCCGCTCTCTCCTGTGCTGACATTCTTTTTTTACGTAAATCTGCAATCCGTTCTTTACGAATACGTGCGCTTCTTTCTGTAACACTTTCAGTTGCCATTTATTTTCTCCTTACAGCACCGCCACCACGAAGAGCAGCACCACATCCAACGCCAACACGGCCACCTTTTTTACGAATTTCAAATCCTTGACCACCTTCACCAGCAGTTAGGTTTTTAATTTCTTTTTCACTAATTTTACCACGGCCTGTTAAGCCCATCTTCTCAGCTATTTCTCCTCTAGGAGGAGCATACTGTCCAGTAGTAACAAGTTTAGTCTTACCGTTTTTCATTCTAACAATTTTAGCTTGACCAGTTTTAATAAAGCGTCTAAGTTGCGCTCTTGAATATTGTTTTAACTCAGGGTCTAGTTGGACTTTAGAAAGAAGGTCTGTATTAACACCGCCTTCAACTTTATTACCAGCACTGTCTGTTGTAGATGTACGCCTACCTGAAGGTACTTCTCCTTCAGACTGTTTATTTAATATTGCTCGTTGTTCTGCAACAGTTTTTTTATTAAAGTTTCTTGGACTAATACCTGTAAGTCTTTGAATTTCTCTAGCCTGTGCTTTTCCAAATTTACTGGGCTTTTTATCTGAGGGTCTCTTACCCTTAACTGTTTTAGAAACAGGTTTAGCATCTTCTTTAATCTTTTTTCTAACTTCTTTCTTATAAGCATCAACAGACATATCATTAGACTTAGCAGCTTTAGCAATAGCAGCATTAGCGGCTCTACTATTTTTACCTTTACTTGTTAAAGCTTTTAAAACAATTCCAGATACTTTACCAGTAAGCCCCGACATAACTACTCTCCAGCTTTTTCTGTGTAAATAACTTTTTCATCCATAGAATAATCTACAACTACATTCTCAGGTTTGCCTACAACAGACGGACCCTTACGCGCAGCACCGAAACCCTGACCAGTAGGCTTACCAGTAATAGCATCAAGGTCAGCAGGATAAGCCAGCAAACTGTGCGGCCCTCTTAAATAAGTCTTCTTCATGATTTTCTCCTTCTTCCCTTTGCAGCCATTGCGGCCATTTTCTTAGCACCGTACTTTTTTCTTCCAATGTATGCTGCTAAAGCTTTAGGGTTTCTAGCCCCACGTTTTTTTAAATTAGAAACTGTTTTCTTAAATCGTTTGCCAGAACCAAGAGGTGGCTTTTTCTTTCGACCACCCTTAGTAACTTGCTGTCTAATGCTGGCACGACTTGTAGCCACTATGCTATGCTTTTATTCGTGTAACATGAGGCTACAAGTTCATCACCACCACTAGCAGCTTTTACAACACCGCCATGTTTCTTATATACCATGCCGCCCTTCTTATACTTCATTACCTGACCGCCGCCCATTTTCTTAGCAGATACCATTTTCGCATCCTCTGATCCACGAGTAGCACCTTTTCCATACGCAGTAGAATCGGGAATAGCTGGCTTGTCTTTTGGCCTTGCATTTTTAGTATCGCTTACCTTACCACCGCCTTTTTTAGGAACAATCTCTCTACGCTTCATGTCTGCAATAGAGCTTTTAAGTAAATCCATTTTTTCTTTATTGTCATTAAGCCATTTCATTTTCTCTGCTCTATTAGAAAAAGAATCTGCTTTATCCCGAAGTTTTTGTAAAGCTTTCATTTTCTTTGTGAGAGCCTTGCCTCTTGAATTCTGTGTAAAAGCAGTTGTTTTATATTCAGGAATACTATCTGAAACTCCCTGTCCTTGTACTCTAGGAGTACCTGCCGTAGATGCTGGCTCACCAAGGTCAGTAAGTTCTTTACCAAGATTTTTTTCAATTTTTGCTCTAGTTTTTTTAGGTTTCAATACTTTCTTCACGGCTGTTCCCGTTAATTTACTTACTGCTTTCATTACCATTAGCTTGTTCCTTGTATAATTGTGTCGGGGCCGCCAGCAGGACTAGCAGCGATTTCCATATCGTCTTGTCTAGTTCTACGTGCTTGATTACGAAGTGATGTGATTGCATTATCATACTGTCCCTGCCAAACTGGGAGAGTAGCCCAGTCTTTCATGTACATAGTGGCTTCTAACATACAACCATAAAACAAAGCATTATAGCAATACTCACTGTAATAGTTTGAAACCGTCACACTTGTACCTGTTGCCGAAGCAAGAGCTAAAGGCCGTGACGCTGTTTGAACAATACCTGACAAAGTTGATGTAGGTGTTGGTACGATGTAAATTGATCCATTCGTTTTCCGTGAATAGTAACGGGGAGTTCCTGTAGATGTAGCAATAGGCCAGTAGTCTGTAGCATACTCATAAGTTCTTAGTAACAAGTTTACCTTTGAAGAGGCTGGAACTCCAGTTACACTGACACTTGTGGTGTAGTTTACATTACGAACAATACGCACTCTATCATTAAGTGCGATACTGGCATTAGTCGCTACATATGAAATAGCGGTATACTCATCTAAACCAACATCGTCTAAATCTTTAGTAAGACGTAGTTCTGTTTTCTCAATCAACTTAGGAATTTGATCCGCAAACTCAGTCGAATCATTTTCAGTTGTATTAATAATGTCAGTCTTCAGATAAGAATAAGAAGGCATATCAGCCTACATATAATGTAATCGTAGGAGCCATAGCAGCAGTACCTGATGTCGCTACACTGAGTACACCATAAACACCAACACCCATATCTCCAATATACATATCGTTAGAATCTAAAGCACCAACACGATATCGAATAGCCGTACCCTTGGCAGTTTTATTAGTAATCTGATTTGCACCAGTAATTACAACTTCACCAGCAATAGTTGAGTAAGTATGGATAGCCATGACACGCACTGTCTGAGGAACTGGTCCACCACCGTTTGCTCCAACAGTTAAGTTACTGTCTACATATCTGAAGCCAGTAATAATAGCACCGTCGCTACTTACATTTTGAGCAACTTTAATATTTGTACCCATATTTAATTCCTTTATAAATAAAGAGTCGAAGGAGAAAGCAACATTTAGCCGCTCTCTCCTTCTATCTTAATTAACCTGCGCTACCGAAGAAGCCACGCCAATCAGAGACACCGAAGCTATAACGCTCCCGAGCCTTAAATCGGATGTTTCCAGTATCGAAGTCAGGTTCCATCTTCGTCTGAAGCGGAGTACGAACAAACATCTTAGTGCCGTTCGGAACATCCGTCTTGACAAACCACGCATCAGTGTCGGTAAACCGACGATTGATGTAGTAGCCTTCAGGAACCATACCCAAGTGACGAGTCGCGTTAATAGCGTTGTTATTTGGGTTAGCCTGTGCAGCACTCGTCTGAGTGTTACCGGGGCTGCTTAGAACGCGATCTGCAATGGCCCACGAATCAACGGGAACATGCAGCGAAACCGCGCTGGCACCAATAAGAATACCACGATCATCTTCAATCTTCTGAATAGCAGTCAGAGCCGCCTCAAGAGTGGCTTCCGAAAGATCGGCAGCACCAAGAAGGTTGGACTGAGCACCAGCAGAGATGGTCGGATGAGCAGCAGAGAAGAACGCAGCACCGTCACCAATAGTGGTCGAGAAACCATTATTGAAGAGCGCAGCAGCCTTGACCTGCTTGGTATTCGCCATCGCACGAGCGAGACCGCGCGCACGAAGCTTGGCAAACGTGTCATACAGATTGTCTTCCATTGCTTCTTCCGTAACCGCGAAAGCAAGCGCAATAGTTTCAGCCGTATAACGGGCAGTGTAACTTTCCTGAGCGTCGTCATAGGAGACAGCAGCGCCTTCACCCTTGGTCGGCGCAGAGCCAAACCCAGTGAAGAGAACTTCTTCCTCAAATGCACGATCAGAATTTTCAATGTCGAAGAGGGGTTCGTGTTCGTTATTAACCTCTCCATACTCCATTCCAAATACGGCGTTTAGGCCCGGAAGGAGTTCTTTTGAAATACTAGCTCTATTAATAGCCATGATTAATCCTCCCTATTAAGCCGTTGAAGCCGTAGCAGTGACATAACGATCCCGATGGGTGTTAAGCCAAACTTCGACAATTGGATAAGCGTCATTGTTACCTTCGTCAGGATACTGAGCGCGGCCAACAACACGAGCAGCAAGCTCGGTTTCAGCACCAGAACTAGCCATCAGGTAATAGCTGGACTGTCCAGTTACCGTGCTGCCCGAACTAGCGGTAGAACTAACTGTAACAGTATAGTTCTTAGCAACCGCTGCTTCAGCAGCAGAAAGCGTCAAAGAACACTGAATGTAGTAAGTTTGCGACGGATCAGTAATAACAAAGAATTTAATATCTGTGGCGGATGTCCCACCATTCCAATAACGAGAGAACTTCTGTTCTCCATTTTCAACATACTGACAGCCCATGAAAACGCCCGAGGGCTTCAAGGTACCGGCAATAAATGGCGAGATCGTTGCAAAGTTCGCGCCCGGAAGCACGACAGGATCGCCTGTGAAAATGTTGTTACTAGGTGACTGCGCCTGACCCGTTGAGGTAAGCGTAATCATATCGGTGACGGCCTCATTATTATAA